TGGTCAAAGAATTCTTTAGTAACCGATCCTTCGTTACCTCCTAGGCGATAATTCAGTGTGTGCCTACCAGAGCATGCATAATTGTCATGCTTAATGTGATCTTTTAAAATAGTATAGAATCTTCTATCACCACCCCATCCGAAATCCCAGATATGACATACTTGTCGATAAAAGGATGTCTTAAAACAATAAGAACTTGTATCTATTAGATAAGCATCTTCGTTTACCCATGCAGACCACCTGCCTAATGATTCACAATTATCCACAGTGGAGTAATTCTTATCTTTATCAAAAATCTGTCTAAGGGAATAAGCCCAATCTAGTTTTTTAATCTCAATCGTATTTAATAATGAGTCCACATGATCGGGCTCAAACCAGTTATCCTGATCTAAGAAGAGAACATAATCGTGATTAATAAGATGGCCAAACCCAGCCATGATTCGGTGCCCGTAAAAGCCGCCCCCACCGGTGTTAAACGGTAAGTCCAATCGTTTAACTTTTCCACCTGTAATGATTCTTGCATCGTTTAATACCTCGTCTACTCTAGATGAAAACTGAACGCCGTCTACTACTAGAAGGTGTTCTACTTCTTTGTTTGTCTGGTTTAATACCGAATGTATCGCATCAGATAATTCAGGTGAGCCTATAGTGGGTGTAACTACTAAAATACTCAATCCCACAACCCCTGATAATATTTACCGAATAAACGGAAGCCGTTTGCTTTACGATCTTGATGAGCCTTGAGACCTACTTGATCGATTTTAATCTTATGAAGGTTTTTACCAAAGTCTTTTTCTTTTTCATCCCATTCAGCATGATCAAAAAACTTTTCTTCACTATCAAAATTAAGGTTCTGCTCAAATGCCCAGATCATTTCGTTTAAGACCCAGTCCCAACGTTTAAAATGATTTTCATCAATATCCCAGTCATTCTCTTTAGCAGGAGCAGCTGTACTTCTCAGTTCTTCTGGAGCATCTTCATCATCTACAAGCGGGGAACCGTGCTTCGTTTCTTTAAGCTGTTTGAGCATCGGTACAACAATAAACGAAAGAGTATAATCCATACTCCATGTATCCCAGCGATCAATTTTAACGTAATTAATTTTAGGGTGAATAAAGTCAAGAACTTTTTGAATACCTTGACAAATAGGGGCCAGACGATCCGACCATTTATCGATGATAGGTTCGTCATAATCAATCTTACGCCAAAAAAAGACTACTTCCAATATTGTATATGGACTAATCCAATGGTAGCGGTATTTGCTCAAATATACCTTCACGTCTATTCCTATCTATATTTGTTAATTTAAGGGCATCACCTACTACTTCCATATGGATACGATCACCTTCACGCCAATCGTCATCTTTACAGAAGTCTTCTGGTAGTTGAAGGATACCGTCTCCGGAGCCATCTTCAGCATCTAATATCTCAGCAGTATATGTTTTCATAATATGGTGGGCCCACTAGGAATTGAACCTAGACTCAATCGATTATGAGTCGACTGCTTTACCATTAAGCTATAAGCCCAGAGTTCGGTTTAATTTTGTTGGATCAGCTTTCGTATACTCTTGATAGCTAGACTTTAAAATATCAGGCATATCAATATACTCTATACGTACATTATATAGGGAAGAAATCTCTTCTGCAACTTCTTGGAAGGATTTTACGTTACCTGTACCTACATTCCATATTCCTGATTCTCTAACATTAAGAAACTTAACATGAGTATTAATAACAGTTTCAACAGGCACAAAGTCTCTGAAGTAATTTTCACTACCTTTAAATAGCTTAATTACCCCGGTCTCAACAGCTTGTTTTTTAAACTGGTGATAAGGGCTTGCCTGGTTACCTTTATGTTCTTCGTAGGGACCGTAAACATTAAAATACCTGAACCCTTGAACTATATTGTTTGTGGGGTGATCGGTAACGTACTTATCGAACATATACTTACTCCAAGCATATGGGGTACGTGGATCTACAGGATCAGTTTCCGCAAACGATTTATTTAACCCGTAAACAGAAGCAGAACTAGAATATTGAAATTTAATATTCTCTCTTGCACAGTACTGATGTAACAGAACACTAAAGTCGTAATTCTGTCTCATAATCTTTTCTACATTACGTTCTGTAGTAGATGATATTGCACCGAAATGCATTACGCAATCAATACCTGTCAGACCCGGGTACCTATCACCCCACTCAAACATAACTAAGTCATGAGTATCTTTTAAAGTATTAACGGCGTTTTGACCAATAAAACCTTTATACCCTGTAATTAAAATCTTCATTGATTAATACAGATCATGACCTCGTTTTTAATTATACGAGTAATAGGATCGTATACTTGTACTAGACAGCTATACGAACTGGTTTGCGGTATTGGTTGTTGAATAATAATAGGTGGTTGCGGTGCTGGTTGGTTAGCCCTGGCCGCGTCAGTTAAAATAGCCCCTACAATTACACCACCAATAAGAGGTGCAACCCAGTTACCATTACCAGGACGATGACCGTAATGCCCAGGATGGCCATAGTGACGATATTGTGCAAAAGCACTAGTAGATAACAGTAACACTACAATTGCAATAATCTTCTTCATAACATCTCCTTAGTTAATGAGTCTATTATATAGGTATTCTAACCAAATAGCAATCGTTACGTTACTTCTTACGTAACGCCTCTTTACGCATAGATACCGAATGTCTCATATGAGGTTTACGTACCTTAATATACTCCACCCCGTCAATGAAACGTACATCTGTATAATCCTCACATAACCATTCCTCCGAGTTAATCGGATTTACAAGAATTACGGGTTGAGTTTTCTTTTGTTCTTTCATAATATTCTGCATTATGACGTGAAACATTACAATCCAGCAAGTTGGATACCTGAACCAAAAGCAGAGTTATACTGATTGTACAATTCTTTAACAGGATTTGCGTCCCAGACTATCTTATCAATATCTACATCGATACAATGATCTTCCGTATAAGCGGCATAAGGGAACATACCCATCATAGGCTGATCAGGGTCTTTACGAGACGGTACCATTTGAAGAGCACATGGTTTACTTAACGTCATGGAAATGCCATTAGCAGTTACATCTGCAATCAACTCTTCACCGGTAATCAATTTTACAATTTTAATCATGTTACAACAATCTCTTCTATAAATTTATAAGCACATTCTTCATTATAAAATATTTTAAAGAAATATGCCAGTGTTAACGGGTTGTGAAAAAACACTAATATCTGATCATCAAAAACACTGGCTTTAATAACCCAGTTTTTTCTCCTGACAGGTATTAGTGATAGTATGATCATGACCCTTTTGGTAGTCTATTGCGACCTCGTCGTAAAGCATTTCTAACTTCGTGCATAATATTTATTAATTTTTTAAACATTACATCATACCCCTTCTCATTAATATTCTCGTTCTTGTCTCTAGATCTTTATGATCTACAGAATCGCCAAGATAACTTTCTATTTCATTTTGGTATGAAGGGGTAAATGTTTTCCTTACCCATGACCAAAAGTCTGATAGTTTAGGGGCATAAACACCACCTAGTGCTTCTAATTCGCGCATACGGATTCCTTTATCTTTTGAATAAATTAAAAAAGCCCCCGAAGGGGCTTAGTCTTACAGATCGCGATCTTGTGGATCTTCTGTAAGTAGTTGGGGCTTAGTTTTTTTAGGTTTAGCTTCAGAAGTATCTTTAACTTCGATCTTTTTTGGCTTTTTATGCTCAGGAATAATACGCTCTAAAAATACTTTAAGCATACCATTGAACATTTCAGCATTTTGAACTTCGATTTGATCATCGAGTGCAAACGTACGAGTGAAGGCACGGTTGGCAATTCCCTTGAACAGGAAATTATCTTCGGCTTCGTTTGATTGAACATTACCCTTAATTAGCATCTTACCGTCAACAAGTTCGATCTCGATATCTTGTTTGGCAAAACCAGCAACAGCTACTTCAACAACGTAAGTATTGTCGCCTGTCTTTTTAATGTTGTAAGGGGGATAGTTAGGAATGTTTTTTGTCATGTCGTCATGCATTTTAGCAAGACGTGTGAACTGGTCATCAAAACCAACAAAGAATTTATCCATGTCCTTAAAACCAGGACCAAATGTTGTTAGTAATGTCATATTAAGCTCCCTTCTTTTTAGTACCTGTAATTGCATTTGCAAATGTTTCAGAAGCAATGTTAATTACATCATTTGCAGACTTAGCAATTTGCTTTGTAAAGACACGTTGTGCCTCGACGAAATCAACTAAAGGTTTTTGAAGGGATTCTTCCTGCACTGTTTGTTTGAGGAAGGTAA